ACTGAGCTACATCGAGTAAATTGGCATAGGTGTACGGACTCGAACCGCAACTTTAGGATTTGGAATCCCACGTGCTACCATTAACACTACACCCATAAAAAAAGCCCCTAACACTATTTGTGCTAAGGGCTTATAATAATATTACTTTTTTACAAAAGTCACATCAAGACAAACCCCTCCTTGTCGGTGGGCACCAATAAAATGATTGTTGTGCTGTCTTGTGCATTGTAAATTCCTTGTATTACTTTTTAGTATGTTTATACTATACTATCTTTATTTATACTTGTCAACCTTTTAGTTTACTGATATGGGTCAATGTCTAAATATTTCCCCCACTCGGCATAATAGTGACGCATACCAACTTCATCATGTATAGTATTGTTTTCATGACGGCCATGCAATATGTGTCTCTTCTCTGTACCAGGTGCCATTGATACTCCTTGTCCTGTTACACCTAATAGGTCTTCATGCAGGTTACGTCCGAACGGTCCCCATATAGTATTGTGATGATCTATACGTTGCTTACGTTCTTCGGGTGTGTCTTTTAACAAGCCATATCCTCTAAACTCTATAAGCACACTATTAGGACCTAGTGGTGTAATACTGTCACTACGGAAAGCACTACCACGTAGGTTAAAGTTGTATCCTGGAAACAAGTCTACCATGTACCACTGGTTGGGTGGAAGTCCTGGAAAACTTAATGCTCCTCGATCAGTTGCTCCTTCAAACTTATCGTACTGCACTTCAAAGCTACCTACGTTTACGTGTCCATTATCAAATCCTGTACATGGCCGAGCAAAGTATTCATCGTTGAAACCTGTTATACGATTGAAGTAGTGCATGTAGTCGTGATAGAACTCGCTGTTGGTATCATGCCATAACTTATAGTTTGTTGGAATAATTGCTTTATGGTAATGAAACACTTCTAGTTTTTCTGTATCAATAGCTGTTGTGATGCAATCAAATGCACCGTCTGTCCATTGTTCTACGTCCATGGTTGGATTATCGTTTAGTGTTGTCCATACCATACCACCATATTTTACTTCTGAATGTAGTTCTCTAGATTCAATTACAGTAGTTGGATCAACTGTACCAGCTACTCCTCTAAATCCAGGATTGATATAACATCCAATACGATCGCCGTGATTGATTATAACTATGTTTCGAAATGCAATTTGAGATACTCTGTAGTCTCCTGGATTCTTTATTTCACTCTCATGAATGATAGGGATCCAAACTTTAGAAAATATCTTTTCGATCTCTTGTTCGTAAATTTCATGACTACTGTAGCATTCACTACTGATTGATTCAACTGTTGGCTTTGCCAGCCAGTTCTTATGGTTTCTTGCACCCATTGTCTTTCTCCTTTCTAGTCTTACCTAATGTTATTTAATTAATTATAACACTAAAAAAGCGAAAAGTCTAATGGATTGTTCCTATAAGCTAATAGTCAACGACTAATATATTTAATTGCGTTTTCTAATATTCTTACATTATCTTGTAGTTGGCCAATAGCTCTATTACAAGTATGGCATATCCAGCCGCGAAATAGATGTGTTTTATGGTCATGGTCTAAACACCAATGCCCTGACTTTTTGCCGCCTGCGCCTTTAACTTGGTCAGATGTTTTTTCACATATTGGACATCTGTGATCTTCAGGTGGAGGAGGAGTAACAAGTTTTAATTCACGTCTGACTCTTCCTAACTCTCTGTTGCAATAATTACATTCAGACCTACGATATTTTGCACCACTAGAGCGGCCAAAATTTTCTATCGAGTGTTCAACTCCGCATTTACTACAAACTTTTGTAAGGTCATCATATGTTGACGTGCTTTCTATTGGCTGAATATATGAGTCAAACAAATTATCATTAAGTATAATAGACACTACTGACTCCTCTTAGTACAAAATGGTGCCGCAACGAGGATTTGAACCCCGGACCTACTGATTACAAATCAGTTGCTCTACCAGCTGAGCTATTGCGGCGACAACAGTATGGAGCGGGTGAGGAGAATCGAACTCCTATCTTTAGGTTGGAAACCTAAGGTCTTACCATTACACAACACCCGCCTGTCCTGTGTTGTACTTACTAATATATAGTCGTTTAATGAATTTGTCAAGTACTTTATGATTAATCTCTTTAATGAAAGTTTAAGTAATGTAACGACTAAATAGTAACATAGGGACGGAATAGAGTAACATGAGAAAACGAACACGATCAATTCTAGAAGAACTTAGTAGCTTTCGAGCTCCTAGTGACAATGATGCACTTGTACAGACTACAGGTAATAACCTCATTGAAAGTTCTATTAATTTACTTAATCGCATTGCTGAGACATACGATGCTGAAACTGCGTCCGATCTAGAGAGGCGTTTTATTAACAGTATTAGAAGTGGCGACCCACGCAAGTTTAAACGCGGCGTAGACAGAGTTGTTGAGTCTAGAACCAAAAAGGACACATCAAATGATTCTTAAAGAAGGTGGGAACATATTTAAAGATCCTGAAACTAAAGAACCTGTTACACAACGTATTAATCAAGCAGATGTAGATCCTACACTAGCATGGTTAGAGAAGATCACAGGTCTTCCACACAAAGATTTTAAATTAGGTAGCACAGGTATTAGAAGTACAAGTGGCGACATGGATATTGCTGTTAACCAAGAAGAAGTTAGCAAAGACGAAATGGTTGCTAAACTTGCGGCATGGGTACAAAAGAATCATCCTGGTGATGATCTTAAAAAGTGGATTAGAAAGAGTGGCATTAATGTACACTTCCTAACACCTATTAATGGTAATCCAGAAGAAGGCTATGTACAAACAGACTTGATGTTTGGTGAGCCAGAGTTTATGAAGTTCGCACTAAAAGGTAGTGGAGATAACACTCCGTACAAAGGTATGCATAGAATGATACTTATTAGTAGCATTGCTAAAGCACAAGGATATAAATTTAGTAGTGGTGCTGGACTTGTTGATAGAATTACTAATCAATCAATATCAAAGAATCCAGACGAGATTGCTAAACAACTGCTAGGACCTAACGCTGGTGTAGCTGATATGGACAGCGTTGAGTCTATTATTGCAAAAATTAAAACAGATCCAAATTACGAAAACTTAGTTAAAGATGCTAGAGATAACTTTGCCAAGAACGGGATTGAATTACCAAAATGAGATTTAACGAAATAATAAACGAAGCTGAGGCTAGAATCCAACATGCTGAAGATTTAGTATTCTTCCAAGGTAGTGCAGGTGCAAACCGTGCATTGGATTCGTTGTCTAGTATGGGTACAGGAGGACACACCAGTGCAACAATTAAATGGGACGGTTCTCCCGCAGTCATTTTTGGCCGCGATGAAAATGGAGAGTTCATACTTACAGACAAATCAGGCTTTGGTGCAAAAGGATACGACGGCAAATCAAAAAGTGCTGATGACCTTGAGCAGATGTTCCTCAACCGTAGTGGTGGAAAGAACAGAGATAAGCCGGGCTATGTAGCATTCGCAGGTAGAATGAAAGCAATGTTTCCTATTATGGAAAAGGCAGTTCCAATTGAACATAGAGGTTACTTCAAAGGCGACATGCTTTACTTTGATACACCAACTGTTCAAAACGGTGAACTAGCATTTACACCTAACACAGTAACTTACACAGTACAAGCAGACAGTGATGTTGGTAAAAGAATCATAGCAAGTTCTGCGGCTGTTGTTATTCACAGAGTAGTTGATGCTGAAGGTGCTGAAAGTCCTTTAACAGATTATGATATCTTTACAGGATCAAAGCTATTAGTATTACCGCCAGTGGTTGCACAGACTGCACCACGTGTTAATTTAGACAAACTAAAAAGTTTAAAGGGCGTAATTGCTAAGAACGGCCCTGCAATTGATACACTATTAAATAAAGAAACACTTGTTTCAATGCAAGTTAGTGACTTTGCACAAATACTTTATGCTTATACAAATAGTAAAGTTGACTCAGGATTAGCTAACATTGGTAAAGACTTTGTACAATGGTTAACTAACAGCAAAGTTTCAAAGAAGAAACAAGCAAAGATTATTGAGTATATTAAAACACACATGCAGGCATTTCAGTCTATGTGGCAAACTGTACAGGGTATAATGGAAGTCAAAGATGACATCATTACACAGATGGAAAGCCAACAGACTGATATCAAGGCAAGTATCGCAGGGAAGCCAGGTGGAGAAGGTTATGTTTTAGCCAACCCAGGTGGTGATATTAAATTAGTAAACCGCTCTGAATTTAGTAAAGCTAACAGAGCAATCAAACGGGAGAGTAACGAAATGAAAGCTATAGACTTCATTGAAGACGATAGCATCGACGGCGACTTCGCAGATATGAAAAAGGGTTTCGACCCTGCGGATAGTGACGATGCAGACATGGATAAAGAGTTTAAACAAACACCAATGATTACACAAGTTGGTAAAGTATTAGATTCAAGAGGTAATCCTAATCCAATTACACAATTAACAAGTGACAGTGGTAAAAAGTATAAAATTACTACTGCTCATGCACAAGCAATCAAAATGATGTTAACAACTGATGCAGTTAAACCTAACATCAAAAGAGAGTTTACACTAGACATCCAACAGGATGAACTACTAGGAGCAATGTCAAGTGCTAAGAGTCAAAATGATATGATTCAAATATTTAAAGACAAGTACATGGCAGACGGCGGCAATACTGAAAGAAGAAGTAACTACACATAATGGAATTAGAATTCTTAACAGAGCTACACGAAGCAAGGATGACTCGTAATTCATCTGATAACTCTAAGCTGAGTTACACAGATTGTTGCGAGCGACTGTATTTGACTGTACTAACCTTAGAACTGTTAAGAAAATTCCCACAGTTTGTACCTATTGCGGCAGGGTATGCTAAGAATACTACGCAACAATCTTCGTACAGACATTTTAGAATGCATGGCACTGATCTTTATAACCTAATACATTTTGTAGACGGTGATGATGATGCTCTTGCAAAACTAAAAGACTTTGAAAGTGCTAAAGCAGTAAGAGCAAAAACACACTTACCTGTTATGGGATTGAATAGATGGTTAACCTATGTAAAGAGTAACAACTCTACTTCAAGCAGTGAATTGTTTATTCAATTAGAAAGTAGACTTAATATTAGAAACACTGACTATAAAACAATTAGAAGAGCATTAACTAATTTTAATAGTTTGAGTACTCCAGACAAGAAGAAGTATGTAACTAAACTATTACTTGCGTCAAGAGCTAAACTTCGTAACAGTGATATTATTATTCACTTAGAAAAACTAGCTAAAGAAAGAGATCTTGAAAGTGCAAGAGTAAAAGATAACGAACCAACAGTAAGTATGCCAGACATGGTACCAACTACTGCACAGGACCTAGCACTATACAGATACATTGTTGGTGCAAAGAATGTAATGGGTACTAAGAAGTTCTTAGATGCGGCCAAAGCTGGTAAGAGTATGTCTCCAGCGTTTGTACAAGCCTACTTACCTGCAATAGAAATGATAGACGATATTGTTAAAGCAGGACCAGGATACATTCAAATGCTTCGTGCATTGCAAAATAGAGCTAAAAAAGCCCGATAACTCACCCAATCTGTTAAAACGGATAAATAAAAGTAACCACAATACACGAGAACAAGTGTGTGGCCATTAGAGCCGAGGGAGACCTCATTTATAACATAGGAGAAATAAAATGGCTGGAGTAGCAAGAACAACTGGATTAGGACATGCACACGCAGTACTATATTCAACAACGAACTTAGATTTTTACGTAATTAACGCAGGTGCTTCATTAGCGGCTGAGGGCGGAATTGGCAAAGCATTAGAGCTTATTGCACAAGCAATCAACCCAGTAGCAATGAACAGTGAAGGCACAGCAGGATTGTTAAACATCGTAGTTGACGGAAGTCAGTGGGATGCGGCATCTTTACAAGCGGCAATCAGACATCTAGGCACAACAGCTGGATCAGGCGATTATGACGCGACTGGTGCAACTGCAACTAAAGGTGGACAGTTCATAGTAGCGGCTTAATAAGCTAATACAGTAACTATCTTAAAGGGCTCAGTTTTTACTGGGCCCTTTTTTTATGGCCATAAATAATAGCATGGACACATTCAAAGTACACACCCTGATTGACATTACTAAGACTGGCCTTAACAAGTTTAAGACAGATGACCGTAAACTAATCAATCAACAAACAAATTGGAATACCTTTCAACAAGTTATTAGCATGAGAGCTAATGTCTACTTTGATACGAAACCAACGATAACAGAAACGTCTGTCAGTGAGTTTGGTACAGCATACAAAGGCAAACACAAGGTATGGAGTTTTGAATTTAATGTTGAACAAGAAGGTGCAGTTACAGTCGATGCTTTAATAGATGACTTCAACTTGATACCTATCATTGCTGGGTTAGATAGTACGATAGATATAAATAATAACGCATTCAGAACCAAGGGTAAAGAATGTATTAATATAATATTTAAAGTAGTAGATAAAGATGCATAAACTGCTAATAAATACATATTGTAAAGGCACAATAAATTTAGAACGCATTAGGCTAACGACAACGTTTAGATCACTAATTACTCTTTGAGCAAGAGTGTTTTATAGGAAAAGATTATGGCTACTGCCTTAGAAAAAAAGAATTTAGAAGCACATGTTGATTTGTGCGAACAAAGATATATAACATTAGAATCTCGCCTAGCTTCTGTAGAATCTAAGCTAGAGCACGTACACCAAGACATTACTCACGGTAATAAGTCGATGGTAAAAGTTATCATAGGTGCAACTGGCACCATAGTAGCAGGACTATTAAGCACAATTATAGTCATACTGATGAACTTTACCAACTAATAACACTTCCAACCTTACATAGATAAATACACGTATGCTGATACGTGAAGTTATATCAATAGACGAAAAACAAATATGGGCACGTTCTGGAAAGAAGGTGGTACGTAAGTACCGTTGTACCCAAGGTATGCGTAAGGGTCGCATTGTTAAGAAAATGGCCCAATGCTTTGCCGCTCCCGATGTTAAAAGACGAATTCAAATGAAACGTACTAGAGCAAGGATTGGAGGACGAATGATGCGTAAAGCTCGTAGAACTAAACGTACTAATCCAGCTTCTCGCAGAGTACAGGCATTGAACAAGGCAGGACGCAAGTAATGAAGATTCAAGAGGTGACAGAAGGTGTCATTGGTATTTGGGGTAAGACCAAAGGTAAACTAGTTCGTAAGTACAGATGTACAAGCGGAACACGTAAGGGGCGTATTGTTGCAAAGCCTGAAACATGTAATGCAACAAAAAGAGTGTCAAGTTCACTTAACCTTAAGAGAGCAAAGGCAAGTAAGAGTAGTGTGATGAAAGTCAGATCCGCACGTACAAAACGTGCAAGTGGATTAAGTAAAAGACTAGCATCTGCTAATAAACCACAGTCGCAGAGTAGATATAGAAAGCCTACTAGACGCAAAAGTTTTAAAAAGAGATCCAAATGAGAGCAGACGAGTTTATAAAAGCAAAACAAGAACAACAAGTAGTTGAAGTAGTTCCGGCTATTGCGGCGGCTGTTGGTCGTGTAGGAGCTCAAATGGGATCGGCGGCCGCTAAGGCTGGCATGAAAGTTGCTACTGCTGGTATGAAAGCAGGCGCAAAGGCTGGAGCAAATCTAGCTAAGGGTGCAGGCAAAGCGGCAATGGGTGCTATTGGCAAAGCACAAGCTAACATATCTAAGAGCATACTTAAAAAGGGTGCAAAATTAGCAATGCCAACGCAAGGGCCAGGTGGCAAAGAACAAGAATTCGATATAGATGACGTTAAGGGCGATACTGTTATCTTAAAAAATCCAAAGCCTCAAGCAGGCGAACCACAATCATTTGTGTATAACAAAAAAGATCTAGACAGCTTAGTTAAAGCTAAAGCTGATGCAATAGCACAGCAGGGCAAGAGTTAAACTATGAAGTTGAAACAAGTTTTAGAAGGATTAACAATCCAAATAAGTAACGAGGAGCAAGAGGTTCTTGATAGAATGACTCATATTACTCCCCTTAATGCTTTTCCAGAAAGAGAACAATTCATAATTGAAAGTTTGATTCGGAAAGCACTTGTAACAAAAGTTTCCAACAACGGAATGACTATGGTGATCGCAAATGAACTCGAAACATATAATTGAAGAACTAGATAGTATAATGGAAGCTGGCCTGACAAGGGTTAACATTCCGTATGCTAAAGGTAAAAGTGTTCGTATTAAGAATACTGTAATTAGACAAACTAAACAAGGCTTTCTTGTCTTTGATGTTAAAACACATACAAGGGTAGCAGAGACGTTTAGTAAGCGTGGGGCTATAGCATTTGCCAAAGCTCGTGCTAAAGGATACAGCAATGTATGTGATGAGATACTGGTTTTAGACCAAGCTCTTAGTAAACACTACATGGATAGCTTGTTTCATAAGCACGGAATAGAGCAATCTAAAGACGAACAACGCAAAATGGCACTGGAAACACGGTTTGAAATAGCAAAAGACCGTACTTTTCAGTATATGGACCAGATAGACCGGTACATCTTTAACGAAGAATGATAAATAATATTAATGTGTAAGGAACAACGATTATGAAATTGAACGATTTGAAAAAACCTATGACTGCTAATGCTTTAAATGAAAGCCTAGCAAAAACATTTGGCACGAAACTTGCTCTTAATAAATTTACTAATGAGCAGTTAGAAGATGCACGTAATAGATTACGTACACAATTAAGCCAAGTTGAAACTAGCGAGAAATTTGAAAGCGTATTGTCAAGTGACACATACCAAAAAACAAAGATGTTCCTAGACGTTATCAATCAAGAAGTACTTGAAAGAGAAGTTAAAGAGGCTAAGCCCGACTTTTTAGATTTAGATAAAGATGGCGACAAGAAAGAACCAATGAAGAAAGCCGCAAAAGAAAAAGGCGATTCAAAAGATTCAGATTCAAAAGGCTTATCAGCAAAACAAAAGAAACTTCCAGCAGGTTTGCAAAAAGCTATTGCAGGCAAAAAGAAAACTAACGAAGGCGCAGAAGAAGCGGCTACTTTAGTTATGGCGGCCAAGGACATGGTAGACCGTGTTACAGGTTGGATGGAAGACACAGCAGAAATGCAAACAGAATCAATGCTAGAACTAGGCGATAAGATTAGAGACGAGTTAGGTTCAGAGGCATCAGAGCAGTTCATTGGAACTGTTAAACCAGCACTAGAAAATCTTTACACAGTTTTCGAAACAACTAGAGAAGCACTAACAGGTGGCGTAGCTATCGTAACAGGCGAAGGCGCTCCAGCAACTATGGGAGCTGAAGATCCAGCAATGGACCCAGAAGCAGATCCAGCAATGGAACCAACAGTTGATGCGGACGCAGATGTTGATGCACCAGTAGATGATGAGTTTGGTGCAAGTGAACCAGCAACAGGCGGAGACGAAGTTGCAGATAGAGCGAAACGAGAAAGTATTAAACGCTCACGTAGACTAGCTTCAATCTTAACAGATTCAAAAAAAAAGGCGCCCACTCAAAAAAAGTAGTTGAGGGGTCCGACTCAGACACAAAGTCATCCCTAATAAATGTATTTAGAAATGTAATAGGTAGTGCTGATAATCAAGATCAGCCTGCCTATCTTTCATTTGATGCGTTAAACAATATTATGATGAATCTAAAGAGACCACAATTCGATTACGATGGTTTCAAAGCAATCTACGATGCCAATCCAGACATGCAACCATTAGTTAAGAACTTTGACGAAAAGGGTGTAACACTATTCACTAAAACAGAAGCACCAAGCGATGCTCCTCAAGGTGGTGAAGAAGGTGACGGCGAAGTAGATAAAATGGCTCAAAGAGCAACAGCCAAAGCAACTGCATAATAAACATTCACAAATAACTTGACATTTAGTTAAAACTAGTATATACTTGTAAGCAAGGAGTATATACATATGAACGAAGTGTCAATCACACCTAACCTAGTTTGGAAATACAACTACGAACCGGGCTTTGATATTACTTCATTTGAACAGTACATTGTTAGTACAGCAGAACTACACGATACTGAGGCAGATGGTGGCAAGTCAACAGCAGGAATGGATAACATGCCCCATGAGTGGGATTGTAATCAAACATTTCTAAAATGGTTAAAGCCTAAGTTAGAAATTTGTGCTAGTGAATGGGATATTGATTATTCTACGATTGTCATTACAGGTAGTTGGACTAACATACACAACGAAAAAGCACATACATTACCACACGATCACGGTGGTACTAGTGTAGTTGCATCAGTATACGTAAAGAAGCCATTTAATAGTGGCAATATAGAATTTGAACAGTTACTAAGAAGCAGATGGATTGCACAATCAAGACTGCCAGCAGGCACTATTCACGATTACTGGAGAGAAATAAGTGTACAACAAAACGATGTTGTATTATTTCCAGGATGGCTATCACATAGAACACAGCCTAGTAAATCAAACGATAGCCGTATTGTGTTTACCCTTAACATTGAATATAGAAAGCCAGTTGAAGTGAAACAAATATGAAACATTTAGAACGCAGTTGGTCTAGTTTAGGCGATGTTAAAAAGTATTTAGAGACTAACACTAAAGAAAAAGTTATTTCGTTTAACGGATTTGAATTAGTAACTAACAAAGGCACTTACGGACTTGCACTTAAAGAATTGAGGTTTATAAAGAATGATTGATTTAGGAATAATCTATAGTGCATCTAATCAATGGATAGTTGATGTTAAATGCCCGTTCTACGAAAAGTTCTTACCGTTGTTTGAAGATCAAACACTTAGGGGTGATGACGAAAGTAATATTAAAACAACACTCAACGGATATCAATTTGACATAACACCTGCAAACTTACCTGTATGGAAAGACAACAAGCCTATGGATGGTACTGTTGACTACCAAGAGTTAATGACATGGGTTATGACTATGGTCAGACGCAATGGAATACCTGTTAAAAGTTTAAAGGTAGTTAAAACTTGGTGTGTTGATTACGATGACGGTGGGTATCAAGTAATACACAATCACGGTAGTGGATGTATTAGTATGGTAATGGCTATGGATGATACTGCACCAGCAGGCGAACGTATGTCTGCAGACAATGGCATGCTTTATTCATTAATGCCAAACCCAGACACTACACAAGAATATAATCAATTTGCTCCTTACCCAGGGCGAACAGTTATTATGGACGGCAAAGTATGGCACGGAGTATACCCTTGTAAGGCGCCAAGGCGTACATGGGTAGTTGACTTTGAATATGAGTACTTCAAGCCCGACGAAGAATTTAACCCACAGGATGAAATTAAATGAGTTTAATAAAAGAAAAATTCGATTATAAAGAATTAAAAAGAGAAAGTGTAGAAGGCAAGCGTCTGTATGCTTGTCCAGATGGAAATCACGTTGCTAGTGTTACAACTATTCTTAGTAAAACTAAAGACATGACCCATTTAATAGCTTGGCGTAAGAGAGTAGGCGAAGCTAAAGCACAAGAGATTGTTACTGAAGCCGCAAGTGTTGGCACACGTATGCACAAGTTCTTAGAGGATTATATACTAACAGGTGAATGGCCACAACCAGGCAGTAACCCTTACAGTCAACAAGCAAATAAGATGGGTGAACAAATCCGTGATAATGCTATGGTTGATGTAGATGCTATATGGGGTACTGAAGTGATGCTTTATCACCCTCAAATCTACGCAGGAACAACTGATCTCGTAGGAACATACAAAGGCCAGCCCTGCATCATGGATTTTAAACAATCTAACAAGCCTAAGAAAAAAGAATGGATTGAAGACTACTTCCTACAGTTAACAGCCTATGCACTAGCACACAACGAGATACACGGAACCGACATTAAAGAAGGCCATGTGTTTGTATGCTGTAGAGACCTAACATATCAGCAGTTTGACCTATGGCCAGACGAGTTTGCAGACTGGGAAGCTAAATGGTGGGACCGAGTGTATAAGTACTATGACACTATGAAGTGATAAATACTTGTAGCAAATATTAGGAGAAATATAGTGGCGATTGTACAAATTTCCCGTATACAAGTTAGACGCGGACAGAAAAATGCAGGTACTGGCATACCACAATTAGCTGGTGGTGAGTTTGGTTGGGCTGTAGATACACGTGAGCTTTACATTGGTAACGGCTCTGTATCAGAAGGAGCACCAGCAGTAGGTAATACAAAGGTTATTACACAACACGATAACCTGTTTACGTTCGCAGACACTTATAAGTATAAATCAGGTGATGATACAATCCAAACAGGTGCAACTACAACTACACCTATTACTAGAACATTACAAGCAAGATTAGATGAAAATGTAAACGTATTAGCATTTGATGCTACTGCTGATGGCACAGATCAAACTTTAAAATTACAACGTGCTATTGACCAGCTATACTTGAACTCAGCTTCTAAAGGAAGTGTAGCAAGTAGAATTAGATTACATTTTCCAGCAGGTAATTACTTAATAACAAATAGTTTAAAAGTTCCTCCACATGCAACACTAGTTGGTGAAGGTTCCGAAAGAACAGTTATTACACAGTCTGGAGCATTTCCAATATTAGAAACTGTTAACAGTACAAGTACTCCGGGTGTATATGCTAGTGACGCTACTAGTTCTTATAACAACCAAGCACAGGATATTCAAATAACAGGCTTTTCATTAGTACAACAAACAGCTAACGAAGGTATTAAGTTAGTTAGTTGTAGAGATAGTTCATTTACTGATATTAAAATTAAAGGTACTTGGACCGCAGGCGGTGCCGCAGTTTCTACACAAGCTGGTATTTTATTAAACAGTTTATCAACAGCAGTAAGTTCAAATAGTAATACGTTCAAAGACGTTACAGTTGACGGACATACATACGGAGTCTTTTCAGACTTTGATATTAAAGAAAACTTATTTGACAACGTAACATTTAATACACTTGACAGAGGCGTTGCGTTTGGACAAGGTACGAACATTGGTAGCCAAGGACAACTAACTGGGCCAGTACAAAATTCAATTACAAATTCTAAGTTTAGCAACATTGACGAATATGGTATCTTTGTTAACAAGGGTAACTTTAATAGAAGCTCGCACAACACATTTACTAGTGTAGGTAACAATGGCGGATCAAATGCTAATGCTTCATTTGCAGTTATTAAATTTACAGACGGTACTGCATTAACTAACAGTTCAACAGGTGACTTTTTTGATAGAACTGCTGACTTAACGTATAACCAAACATTGATTTCAGGTTATGCATATGTTCCAGAAGTAGAAGGACCAGGTGTATTTAAGAATGACTTCTCTTACAGAATTCCAATTCTACAACAAAATACATTTGTTAGAGTATTAAAATGTAGTGGTGATGTTAGTAAGAACGTACAAATTGCTTATGTGTATAAGTCAACAGCCGTTAACGCAATTAGAGAAGGTGTACTAAACATCTTTGTTAACTTAGCAGACGGTACTACACAAACAACAGATGAATTTACGTTCCTAGGTACTGATTCATATAGACCTAACTTAGAGTTTCAAACAACACTAGCGGACGAAGATGGCAATGGTACAAGTGAAACTATTGTGATTCAAATGAAGAACACGACAACTAGTGATACAGGATCAATATCGTTTAACGTTACATATAAAACTTAATTAATGCAAGAACTAGATTTCGAGAACAAACTTTCAAGTTGGTTCCGCTTCAGAAAACAATTAGAAACTAGCAAGACACCTTTCAAAGATGTAATAAACTATTACAATGCAACTGAAAAGTGCAATTTAAGTGTTGATCCTTGGGATCAAAAGACATGGCCGCAGGGTCCATGGGAGTTACTTACTCAAAACAAACTTTGTGACTTGACACATAGCCTCGGAGTGTGTTATACTTTACAATTAACAGATAGGTTTTCTCAGAGTAATTTTGAGATACATATCAGTACTGATAGAACAAGTGAGGTATTATTTTATCCTGTATTCGTAGATAACAATGTACTGTGTTATGAGTTTGACGAGGTTTGCCAAAGGGCAGATTTACCGAGAGAATTTGTGTCACAACGCATATATCGAATGCCCAGGTTACCATAAATACACTATACATTAGAAATAAAGATTAAAAGATTAGGAGAATAAAAAATGTCAAATGGCTTGGGAATCCAAATCAAAAAGAGAAATGGGTCAAGTGTTCCGCTAGATATCAACAAGATACATTTTGTAGTTGAAGAAGCGTGTGAAGGACTTCATGGAGTTAGTAGCTCACAGATTGAGATGAAAGGTAACATTCAATTCTATGACGGAATGAGTACTGCCGAAATTCAAGAAATTTTAGTTAAAAGTGCAAACGATTTAATTAGTTTAGAAGCTCCTAATTACCAGTTTGCGGCGGCTAGGTTACTACTGTATCCTATCTACAAGGAATCATTTGGACAGTATGCTCCAATATCTTTATATGATGTAATTAGACGAAACATTGATCGTGGTGTATACGATGCTAATATTTTAGAAAAATACACAGAAGATGAATTACAAACTTTAAACAAATACATAAAGCACAAACGTGATGAGAACTTTACCTATGCAGGACTACGTCAAGTAGTTGACAAGTACCTTGTACAAGATCGTTCAAGTGGAGACATTTACGAGTCACCTCAAATGATGTATATGATGATTGCGGCCACTCTGTTTGCAGAGTATCCAGAAGCTACACGTATGCAATATGTAAGGAGATACTACGATGCGACTTCCCTTTTTAAAATCAATATCCCGACGCCAGTCATGGCAGGCGTCCGCACCCCTCTTAGACAGTTTGCTAGTTGTGTACTTGTTGATAGTGACGATACCCTTAATTCCATTTTTAGTTCTGATATGGCTATTGGACGCTACACGGCGCAAAGAGCAGGAATAGGAATCAACGCAGGACGTATTAGAGCAGTTAACAGTAAGATTAGGGGAGGCGAAGTAGCACACACTGGTGTAGTTCCGTTCCTTAAAAAGTTCGAAGCAACTGTACGTTGTTGTACACAAAATGGTGTACGTGGTGGAAGTGCAACTACACACTTTCCTATATGGCATTATGAAATTGAAGACATCCTTGTACTAAAAAATAACAAGGGTACTGAAGATAACCGTGTACGTAAATTAGATTATTCAATTCAGATTAATAAATTGATGTATGAACGATTGTTATCTGGTGGTGACATAACTTTGTTCTCGCCACATGATGTGCCAGACTTATACGAAGCATTTTATGCAGACCAAGATAAGTTTGCTGAGTTATATACGAAATATGAGCGTAAGAAGTCATTACGTACTAAGACAATCTCAGCAATGGATCTGTTTAGTTCTATGATTAAAGAACGTGCTGAGACAGGACGCATTTATATTATGAATGTTGATCACTGTAATACACACAGCTCATTTAAAGACACAGTTTACATGAGTAACCTATGTCAAGAGATTACATTACCAACTAAGCCACTACAACACATTGATGATCCAGACGGAGAAATTGCATTGTGTATCCTTAGTGCTATTAATGTAGGTACGCTTAAAGATCTAAGTGACTTAGAAGAACTATGTGACTTAGCAGTAAGAGCATTAGACGAAATTATTGATTACCAAAAGTATCCAATCATAGCCGCAGAGAAAAGCACTAAAGCAAGACGCAGTTTAGGTGTAGGCTATATTGGTCTTGCACATTACCTTGCTAAGAATCAAGTTAAGTATAGTGACAAGAAAGCATTAACTAAAGTGCATGAGCTTTCAGAAGCATTCCAGTACTTCTTGTTACTAGCATCAAACAATCTTGCTAAAGAAAAAGGCAAGTGTGATTACTTCCACCGCACTAAATACAGTGAAGGTATACTACCTATTGATACATACAAAAGAGACTTGGATGAGATATGCAATATCAAGTTAAAATATGATTGGGAAGCTCTTAGAGTGGACATCACCACACACGGTTTACGGCACAGCACATTGTCCGCACAAATGCCTTCAGAAAGCAGTTCCGTTGTGTCGAACGCAACAAATGGAATTGAACCACCTAGGGGATTCTTGTCCATTAAGAAGTCAAAGAAAGGGCCTCTTAAACAGATTGTTCCGCAGTATCAGTCATTAAAACAACATTACACATTGCTATGGGATATGCCAAGTAACGAAGGTTACATTCATATTGTTGCAGTAATGCAAAAGTTCTTTGATCAAGCTATTAGTGGCAACTGGAGTTATAACCCAACACACTTTGAGAACAACGAAGTTCCAATGAGTGTTATGGTACAGGACTTATTGACTACGTACAAGCTAGGATGGAAAACAAGTTACTATCAAAACACATATGATTTTAAATCAGATCCAAGTGATTTAGAAGACGATGTAGTAGTAAAATTAGATAGCCCAATTGGGTTTGAACCGCAGGTAGGATTAGCACAAGCTGAAGTCGTTGACGAAGGTGAAGAGTGCGAAGCCTGTAACATATAAATAAAAGGTTGACAACGTAGCGTATACCAAGTACAATACTTGTACGCTATTAGAGGAATAGGAAAAACATGGCAAAGACAGTATTTAATAGAGAGCAGGTTGATTTCACAAAGCAACACATGTTCTTCGGCGAAGATATGAACACACAGCGTTACGATACGTTTCGCTTTCCGGTGTTCGACAAACTTAATCAAACAATGCTTGGTTACTTTTGGCGTCCTGAAGAAGTAAGTTTGCAAAAAGATCGAGCAGACTTCCAAAACTTTAGACCAGAAGAAAAGCATATCTTTACTGCTAATTTAAAATACCAAACACTACTTGATAGTGTTCAAGGACGCGGACCTTGTCTAGCTTTCTTGCCTCATGTATCCATTCCTGAACTAGAAGGGTGTATTATTACTTGGGACTTCTTTGAAACAATTCACAGTCGTAGTTATACACACATTATGAAAAACATCTATCCTAATCCAAGTGATGTGTTAGATCACATTCTAGATGACGATGAGATTGTTAAACGTGCAATTAGTGTAACTAAGAATTACGATGCATTTACTGCCTCGGCAGATGCGTTCATCCACAGAGGTGAAGGCAATATGCGTGACGTTAAGAAGAAGATGTTCTTAGCAATGATGAATGTAAACATTCTTGAAGGCTTGCGTTTTTACGTTAGCTTTGCATGTACGTTTGCATTTGGCGAGTTAAAGAAAATGGAAGGTAGTGCTAAGATTATTAGTCTTATTGCTCGTGACGAAAGTCAACACCTTGCACTAAGCTCGCATGTTATTAAAAATTGGATGCGTGGCAATGACGATCCAGAGATGGCACAGATTGCTAAAGAGTGCGAAACTGAAGTTTATGAAATGTGGAAGACTTGCGTTCTAGAAGAGAAAGCATGGGCAAAGCATTTAATGAAAGACGGATCAATTATTGGTCTTAATGAAAGATTGCTCGGCGACTACGTTGAGTATATTGCTAATAGACGACTTAAAGCATTAGGATACTCAACTATCTTTGATGCATCATCAACACAAAACCCGTTACCGTGGACACAGCATTGGTTATCAAGTTCAGGCTTGCAAGTTGCTCCTCAGGAGACAGAAGTAGAATCTTATATTGTTGGTGGAATTAAACAAGATGTAGATGCGGCGGCGATAAAAGGATTTAAACTGTAATGGACACAGCAAGTAACGAAACAACAATAGTATATTCAAAGCCTAATTGTAGTTTTTGTGTAATGGCAAAGACTTTACTTAAACGTAAGAACATTCCGTTTGTAGAAATGATTATCGGTAAGGACATTCCAGTTCAGCAACTGATGGAAGAGTTTGAAATTAACAAACTTCCACCACCAAGAACTGCACCACAGATTATCTTTAAGGGTAAGTATATGGGTGGTTATGTACAATTAGAAGATCACTTTAAATCAATTGGAGAATAATATATGTTACTTAAAACATCTTACAAAGTCGGCGATGTAGTCACAGTCAAACTAATATCAGGTGAGGAACTTGTAGGTAAGTTTGAATCAGAAGATGATAAAAGCCTTACACTACACTATCCTTTAACATTGATTGCTACAGAAAAAGGCTTAGGTCTACAACAGTTCTTATTCACAGCAGAAGTTGCTAGATCGTACACTATTAGACATGCCGCATATTCAATATGTGTGCCAACTGCAAAGCAATTTGCTGAGTCATATAGTAAGCAAACATCAGCAATCGTTAAAGCACCCGCAGGATTAGCATCAGCTCTTAAAATGTAACAAGATAAATACTACTGATAAAGGAGTATTTTAATGTTAAACAGACGTATTCAAACCGGGGGTGGTATTGTTAATTTCAATGTCGACCCTGAAGCTACACCATTTAAAATAGTAACATACTTAGGCAAAGAAACTAGAATCTCTGGAGAACAAGCTCTATTAGATAAGAGATTTCCAGAAGGTGGTGAAGCAGTATATGTTGATGACACAGTTGCACCCAAAGCCGCAAAACTTGAACTAGCAGTTGATAAAACATTAGCGACAGCAACTGATGCTTGTGCAGTTATGGGAACTATTGGTTCTTTAGCACCTAGCATTGAAGTTGCTGAGAGTGCCGCTCTAGTTGAAACTAAAGTAAATGCATTGCTAACAGATGTAATTAATTCGTCTGGCGAAGCAGTTGAAAAGATATCTGAAATGAATGTTCAGATAGAAGATGCAACTAGTAAGTCAGAACAAGTTGATGCTCTTGTTGCTCGCTTAAACGCAATTGAAGATAGCGATGACACTCCTGATCCACAACCATATACAGTCGCAAGAGAAGAACTTGAAACTGCACTAGACAACTATCTAAATGGTGTGTCTGAATCAGTAAACAAGACGAACGAAATATTTGGTGACGAAGCACCTGACGTTGGAGAGGCTATTGCAGTAGCGTGTGACGAAGTATCTGCTAACATTTCTACATGCTCTAGTGAGTTGGCGACTATGGTTGCTGTGGTTAAGACAGGTAACTGTAAAGGTGTCACAGCCGCAATGCAAAATGCTACATTTATTCCAAGTGGTAATGCAGGTGAGATTCAACAGAAGATAAAAAGTGATGCTCCTGCACAAACAAGAACTATTCAATCAGATGGACAAATTGTTAATTGGAACATTGACAAGAAGAAACCATTCAGAGATGTACAGTACAATGGAAAACTTACAAGAGTGTATGCTTCAACTGCACAATTAGATAAGCGATTCCCAGAAACAATTACGGTGTCAGTATAATGAGTATACCTAATATACCTAAAGTACAACTAAGAGCTAACAGCCAACTTGTTAACTTTAATGTTAATACTAAATTAAACAGTCAGATAGTAAGCGTTGCTGGTGTAGAAACAGAAGTGTTCGGTGATCCAACATTAATTGCTGAAAGATTTCCAGATGTTTTAGAAGCAAGTTTACCAGGGTATGGTATACCAGATCTAACAGCAGACCTTCCAGTAATGCCAACAAACATGTCCAGCCTTATTCCAGATTCAATAGTTAACTCTACAGCTGACAAATTAAAGTTAGCAAACTTATCAGTAGCAAGTGCTAGTACTAAGATTAGCGGATTGTTTACTAGCCTTGGAGGCATGAACACAGTAAACATTAGTCAACTTGCATCTTTAGGAGAGCTTGAAGGTAAGATACTGAATGCTAAGAAGCTACTTGGTGATGTTCCAGCTGACGAACCGTTGCCTGATTACAAGAAAGATAATGTTAATAAACCTACAAAGACCTTAATGGTAAAAGCTGGTGGCGGAGTTGTTAACTTTAATGTTGATAAGAAGTTACCATACAGAGATGCTATGTATGATTACATGAGTGAAGGTTTAAAGTTATATAGAATTCACGGTACAAAAGCATTACTTGATCAACACTTTCCACAGGCGGCCGCATAATGGGACAGCCTATTGCACGAATTGGTGACAGGACAGATGGAACTTGTTATCATCCTAGTCATCTTGTGCCTTTAGGAGTTGGCGGCACTATTATTACAGGTAGTCCAAATGTGTTTACTAACAATATACCTACAGCAAGACTAGGCGATCTAGTTGAAACTGATTGTGGACATATAGGAAAGATCATCACAGGGTCAACTATAGATATTACTAACAACATACTAACAGCTAGGCTTGGAGATAACGTTGCAACAGATGCTCCGTATGTAGCAATTATTGTTACAGGTAGTACAGATGTAATTGGCGATCCAGGAGATGGAAACCCAAAAGTTGAAGCACTTGATGATGAAGGTACAGTAGGATTTGTTCTTGAGATTGCTCCAGAGAACATTGAGACTCCTACAGCTGATCAACCAGAACCTCCAAGAGGTGGTGCTCCAGGTGGTGGTGCTATTGCTCCTTCACTAGATGGTGGACCAGTATCACAAGCTGGTAATGCTGACGTAGCTAGTCCTGACTTTGAACCTGGACCTCCGGGTAATTGTACAAGAGCAGACCTTGGTAAAGTTAGTGAACGATACGAGTCGAATGGTAATCCAAGTGCTATTGGTAATGATAGTACAGGTGGTTGGAGTTATGGTACATACCAAATTGCAACTAAGGTAGGAACATTTAAAAACTACATGAATTATCTGAACTCACAGTTTCCTAGAATATACGGAATACTAGATGCCGCAGGCGGCAACGCAGGCGCTTCAGCAGGTACAGCTAAATTCAAACAGCAATGGAAAGACTTAAAGGGTGATGCTGAATTTAAAAAATGTCAACACGATTTCATTCAAGCAACACACCATGACAAGCTAATTGCTAAAGTTAAAAAGGCTACAGGAGTTGATATTTGTGATGGCAGTCATTGTAATGGTTTACAAGATGCCGCATGGTCAATCTCAGTACAGCATGGACCGGGTAGTAGTATTGTACGTAAAGGAATAGTAGCCGCAAGAGCTTCAAATCCAAATCCTACAGACGTAGACTTTATTAACGCTATCTATAACGAACGTGATCGTGTTGATGTGTATTTTAAAAGAAGTACTCCAGGTGTCAAAGCCAGCGTAGCACGTAGATTTAAAAAAGAACGTCAAGATTGTTTAGCAATCTGTGCAATCTAGTCCGCATTTAAACCACAACTAATCCTCACGCACTCTTCGAGTGCATAAATAAAGTCGTTAAGTTTGCAATGAACTTAATTTATTATCGATAATGAGGAAATTAATGAAAAAAGTAGCGATCACGTTAGCCGTTCTTATGGGGCTAACAACATCTGCACTAGCAGATGATACCAAGACTATGGAACAAAGAGTTTCTAATCTTGAAAGTAACATGCCTAACTTACCGTCAGGACTTTATGTCAATGGCGAAGTACAAGGTTTTTATGACGACAAAACTTATGACTCAGGTTGGGATTCACGTGCAGAACTGCAAGTGGGTATTGATCAGGATCTAGGCGAAAACGCACTCAATATTGATTGGGTAGGCGCAACTATGACATATGATAGTGATTATGCATTAGACAGTACATTAGACAATACTCTTGTTGAAAAACAATTAGGGTTTGGTAATGACTTTGCAAGATTATATGTAGGTGAAACAGATGCACAAAGAATTGGATTTGCTAAGACTTCCAAAATTGGTGCACCAATTATCATTACTGAATCAAGTTCAAGACTTGACCACAATGAAAAGACTGTACTAGTCTTTGGTGGTTTTCAAAAAGAAAATGAATTTGAATTTGATGCTTATAGACTATCTAAGGAACAACCTTGGGGAGCAACTATAGGATATGATAACAACGAAGACTCATTGTATGCAAGTGCAACAGTTAGCCTATTAGGTTATGCTGATGTATCATACATGATGATTGATACTAAAGCGTCCGGTTCAGCAAGTTATACAACAGACACAAAGCAAGAAGGTTATGCAATTGGTGGAACACTCCGCCGTTGGAATATTCCTATGCAATGGGGAGTTGAGCTATGGGATGACAAAGACACAGGTCGTGCAAGTGATGACAGAATTGATATGGGTGTAATGTACAATGTTACTCCAACAACTTATGTTACTGCACACAGAACTGAGAATGATGACTTAGGTTACGATGGTAACTATTACGGCATTGTTCATAATGTGTATGCGTCATACGATCCGAGCAAACGTGCTGATAAGCAAGATGGTCTAGAAGTTGGTTTATTCTTCCATGATAAAGGCGGAGTGAACGTTTTTACTGGTGCTGACTATGTAGAAACACAGCAAATTTTAGGATCAATCAAATATAAGTTCTAAACCACTTTTAAACCGTCTTAAATGCAAGACTAGTAAATAAAAGTGTGTTATAACACAATAGGAGATAATTATGTCACAACATCACGAAGCAATTAAAGCCGCAATGGAATCATACTTAGTAGAGAGCGAATCGTTTGAAACTAAAGGTGTAAAGGCCTCAGCGGCAAGAGCAAGAAAAGCACTAGGCGATCTAGGTAAACTTACTAAGTCACGTAGAGCTGAAATTCAGGAAAAAAAGAACTCGATGTAGTTCATATAAAATGTAGCACGGCCCTTTAATCCGGGTCGTGCTATTTTTTTGGTTACAAATCACTAAATATACTATAAGCAAACACTTAACAATACTTACATTGTTAATTAAAGGAAATACTAAACTTATGAGCGAACGAATACATGGCATACTGAAGTGGTTTGATGCTAAAAAAGGATACGGTTTTATTACACCAACGGAAGGTGGACAAGACGTATTCGTGCATGTTAGTGCATTTAATGCCGCACAAATAACTGATATCCAAAACAAAATGCAACTTGAATTTGAAATGGTTGATAACCGTGGAAGAATGATAGCTGGTGTTGTACACCGTCCAGATAATTTTAATCAATAAACTTTAAATATTTGAAAAAGGTAATGGTTTTCCGTTACTATCAAATATCATGTCGCGTGTGTCTTTATAAGCGGCAACCATAATCCCACGGCCACCTCTTGCACTAACCCATTTAGATGGCACTACTTCTCTGTCGTTATGATATCGTTTTTGATTTACTGAGACAATCCCTTTTGCTTTAACTCCGGCCATTATTTTCCTTGTCCTTTATTAAATTTTAAACTACGTTTCTTGCTCTTGTTCATAGAACTCATTTTGCAAGAACGCTTCTTGCTTGATTGATTAGTTTTCTTCTTAATTGGCTCGTGTGCTTCAAATGCTTTGTGTACTTTCATAAGTCCTTTCTTTTTGATTATTACTTAGTTCATTTCTGTTAAAATGCTACTATAACACCTATAAGTAGTAGTATGAAATGTAAACAAGGCGATCTAGCCCAAATTAAGTATTCAGTACGCCCAGAGAACATCGGCCGTGTTGTAAAAGTAGTAGAGTATATTGGAAAGCACCAAGCTGGAGACCAATTTGAGTTTCGAACTTTGCCTTGTCAATGTCCTGTAACAGATCACTATTGGTGGATTGAAGCAGACGACCTTTCGAGCTTGTTCGGACCCAGTCCTAGAGCATACATTGCTGACACTTGGCTTGAACCACTTAAAAATCCAAACTCAAAAACTAAAGAAAAAGTAAAAAAAGAACTTGACATAGCGGCATAACTATGTTATAAATAGTATTGTAACGTTGAAGCAATTCAAACGACGAGCTGGACTCGGGGGCAGTACCCGACGCCTCCACCATAAACACATTGCACAGTTAGTGTGCTTATGATGGGGGCGAACTAGGATCGACAGGCGGATTAGTAGAAGAGTGGAGTTGCCCGGATGTAAGCACGGTTATCGCGAACGAACTTTATAATTGCAAACGCAAATATAGCGCCAGAAATGGCATTAGCGGCTTAGTAATAAGCACGTAGGGGTTGGCAACTTACCTGGCAACAGAAAAGTTG